CTAAATTTGATTTTAAAACTCCAAGAGAATTATTTAATGTTGATACTTGTTCAGATATATTTGTTAGTTGTACTGCGACACCTGATATAGCAAGTGAATTTTGACTAAGTAAGTTGGTGGTTTGTGGATCTGGTTGTGGTGGTAAAACAGAACGACCAGTAAAGATATTAGAAGATATACTTCTCCTAATACCTCTAAGTCCTCCAGCTATCGGTGATCCAAACTCATCCATTACGTTCTTGTTGTGCTTTTAAATTTTCCTCTTCAATATACTGCTGTAAAAGCGAAATGTAAATTTCTCTTTCCCAAGGTATCATATTCTCAAGTTCAGTTAAACTATATTTATGATGTTGCATCAAAGAAAAATTCAACTTATAGTATGACACGAGATCTTCATGTGCCATACTTATCCGAAAAAACTCTGTAACCCCTCTAGTTTAATTTCACTATCTACCTTAGTATTTGGATTTGTCACCTTTACAATATGAGATAATTTTGGCATAGTTGTAAAGAAATTTTCAACCATCTTAAATTGATTTGAATTTAGTGATTCAATAAAATCGGATAATTCTTTCTTTGTACATTCTTGATGTGACCATGTTTCTTCTTCTGAATAAACTTGATCAATACAAGATGAAATTAAATCAAAAGTATCATCAACCTTCATATTTTCAACTTGGTCGAAATTTGTTTTTATAAACTCATTCAATGATGGATATTTCATTCTCAAAGTATAAGTATCATCCAACTTGATATCAGTTTGATGATTTTTATCTTTTTGAACTTTTATATCATCAATATTGATTGACATAGGCACTTGTGTCTTCCCATCATCAGGACAAGTGACCATCACTTCAATTTGCTCTCCTACAGATTTACCTCTTATATTCAAGAACAAATATTCAATGTCAAACGTTGAGAGTTTATCAACTTTTGTTCCCTTTGTTAAAATACATTTTGCTAGAACATCTTTTACTGCTCTTGCTATTTGTTTTGTATCTTGGGATTCCATCGCTAAAATCAATATTTTTTCCTCCTTTACTAAAAAAGGTCGATATTTGATTTTTCTATTAGACGATGGCAAATTCAACTCATAAGTAGGAGTTGTTATGGTTGGTAATGGCATAATAATTATAGCACTTCAGTACAATTATTTATAGGGGTTATTTTAATCGAACAGCGTGGATTGACTACCAAATCTTCTATTAACTCCCCCTTTTATTAAGTTGGCAGGTAAGTCTCTATATTTTGTTCCTTCATTAAGAAGTGCTAAATCATCTCTCATAATTCGACTTAAAGAATCAGCATTATCTCTTTGTTGTTTTCTTGTTCTTGAAGCATCTACACGACCTTGATTATTTAAATCTAAACCTAAAGCTCTTGCTAATGAACTTGATTCACCACATACATACCTATCAAAACTAAATGATACACTTGCTTTTAAGACTTGTGAATTATTATATGATACTCTTGTAGAATTAAGTGCTAAAGGGAATAATCCAATAAATCTATATTCAATGAATTGGAAATGATTTTTTTCAAATTTAACGACCCTTGTATCATTTGATTTATATTCATCTGGATATTTCATTTTAAAATGATATGTGTCAGATGATGGGTCAGCCACTGAACCACTAGAAATAAATTCAATCCAATGCTCTAAAAACTTCAAAGATTTATATTCATTATCAACATAAAAATCAAAATTAACTTGAGTAAAATTTCTTGTATGTGCAAATCTTTCAATAACACCTTGATAATCACCAGCAGTATTTAAAGTTGCCATTGCACTGCCTGGCAAAACTGCATCACTACATAGTAATCCTACGTTATCTGATACAAAACGATCATTTACTCCTTTTCCTCTTAAAAATTTTCGACACTCTCCTCGTGGTAAAACAAATTTTACTAAAAATTGAGATGTCTGAGCTACATTTTGTAACTTAGGCATTATATCTGATATTTGTCTCGGTCTTGGTGCTGGCACTCTAAATACTTCTATAGTATAGTTATTTAGATGGCTTACAAAGGAAAATACTATCCATCTTTTCCTAAAAAATATAAAGGTGATCCTACTAATATAATTTACAGGTCACTTTGGGAAAGAAAGTTTATGGTTTATTGTGACAAAAATAACAAAATACTTGAGTGGGGTAGTGAAGAAATTGCCTTACCATATATCTCACCACATGACAGACGTATCCATCGTTATTTTCCAGACTTTTATATTAAAGTTCAAGAGAATACAGGAAAAATAAAAAGATACCTCATTGAAGTTAAGCCACTCAAGCAAACTGTAAAACCAAAGAAACCAAAAAGACAAACCAAAGGTTATATCCGTGAGGCATTTGAATATGCAAGGAATCAAGCAAAATGGAAAGCAGCAAGAGAGTATTGTGCTGACCGTTTATGGGAATTTAAAGTAATCACCGAAAAAGAATTAGATATATGAGTAGACTAGATCCTATAATGAAAAATTTAGTCGGTACAGAGAGTCCCGATGATTTAGCAACAGAAATATTGGGTGTATTAACTGAAGGAAGTAATGTCCCAGAGGCAGGAAACTATTATGTTTTTGTTTACCGTGCGAAAACTCCTGGCGTTGCGTATGATTCACATCCACTTGTTGCTGTCACCGATGTATTTCAATGGGGATTCAAAGGATTAAATTATCATTGGGGTGAAATGAGACAATATACATTTCCAGAAGTGGTTGGTGGTCTTTACAAAGTGGATGAAATGGAGTTAAGAGATTTAAGAACTCTACCTTTTGTCAAAATTGTACTAAATACTTAAAAAAAGTCATATGGCTAAAGGAGAAACTTACTATAATCATACTATTTCATCAGATAGCACCGATATAGCTCTTGAGAATAATGGTAAGAATACAGAAACTGATGTAGAAAATAAGGAGAGGCCAGGTACAAAAACTACTTCAAGAAGAGGGAGAGGAAGTCTTAATTTATCATATCCACTAGCAACAGGTCCAAGTCAAAGGACTGGAGATAGACTTGTTATTAAATGTATACAATTTAAGAAACCACCTATGGGTGGAGGAGCATCAATTAATATACAAAATTTATTGAAAAAAGATAGTGCAGGAAATGTATCTGTTATAAGTAGAAACGCAATAAGAGAGAAAAAATATACGGTCAATGGTTTTGATGTGAAAAGTAAAGTTAAGTTTGATTTTGAGGTGGAAGATGCAACAACAAGACATAGAAAATCACAACAAATAAAATATAGAATTGAATTACCAATACCACAAGATGTAAGTGATTCAAATTCAGTTACTTGGGGTGAAGATAGGGCAAACGCACTTGAACTCGGTGCTCTCGCAGCAGCAGGTGCGATAATGGGCAGTAATGATCTCACAACAAGCACTGTTCAAGCTGCACAAGCAGCAGTTGAGACATTTAATGCAGGAATTGATTTTGGAAGTAGCATAAATACTGAAACTCAAGGTGCGATAAGGGCTGCACTATCAGGTGCTGCGATTGGTGCATTAGGTTCAAATATAACTCCACAAAGTGTTATATCACGTTCTACAGGTCAAATTCTGAACAATAACTTAGAGTTACTTTTTTCAGGAGTTAATCTAAGAACTTTTCCATACAGCATAACATTTTCTCCAAGAAGTTCCGCAGAGGGTGAAGTAGTAAGAAAAATTATAAGACAATTAAAAGCATCTATGGCACCAAAAGCTGGTGATGCAAATGGAGGTGCACAAGGTATTTTTATAAAATCACCTGATGTATTTCAGTTAAAATACTTAAAAGATGATACAGATCACCCTTTCTTGAATACTTTTAAAATATGTGCATTGACAGGAATGAACGTTAGTTATACAAATGCAGGAACTTATTCAACTTATGAAAATGGAGTTCCAGTAAATATTAGAATGAGTTTAACATTTAAAGAACTCAACCCAATATATCATGAAGATTATCAAACATCAGCCGCAGGACCAGGAGTTGGATACTAATGGGATTTTTCAACGAACTACCAGATATAGCATACCAATCACCGCTATCACATAAAAATTCATCATCGGATTATATTATTATTAAAAATATATTTCGTAGTGCAAAATTAATGGATTATGTGAGGGGAGGAGCGATTGCAAATCAAAAATTTGTATTGAGAGATGGTGATAGACCAGATACAGTTGCAGAATTTTTATATGGAGAGGCAACTCTAGATTATATTGTTATATTAGTTGCAGGTATAACAAATATTCATCACGAATGGCCACTTCAAGATTACCAAATATATGATTATGCTTTAGACAAATATGGTTCAGAGGCAAAAATGAATGAGGTACATCACCACGAAACTTTTGAGATAAGGGATGACAACAATCGACAAATTTTACCACCAAATTTAATTGTAGATAGTGATTTCAAACTCTATGGTTCAGCTACCCAATTTGGTGGTGCTAGATATAATTTATTTTCTCAAAGTGGTAACAGGCAACTTGATGATAAATCAGAGTATTCTGTTGTAACAGATAATATAGCTAGACCAGTTACAAATTTAGAGTTTGAGTATACAGTCAATGAAAAGAAAAGAGAAATTGATGTATTAAAAAATGGTTATGTGAACACATTCATTAATGATTTAAGAGATATTCTTAGATACGATAGAAATTCTCAGTATATTACATCAAGTTTAGTTGGAAGTGAAAATACTGAAAATGTAAATCCATAAAAAAAGGGGGTCGTTTGACCCCCGTATAATTATTCTTCTGCGAGTTTCGCAAAGTACGATAGTGCATCGTCCTCCTCTTCTGCAGCTGCAGGAGTTGGTTTGGATACAGCAGCAGTTACTAACTCTTCTGCTTCTCCACGATCAGTATCTTCCTCTTCAAACTGTGGTGCAGCGGACTTCTTATTTCCAAGAACATAATCTAGACGAGTCTTTAACTCTTCATATGTCTTGAACTGGTCTGGTGCAACAATCTCAGCAAGTGAGAACTGTTTCTTCCAGAGTGATTCCATTGCATCATCATCGTCTAGTAAAGGTGTTGGTGCAGCAAACTCAGAACTATCATAGTTTCTGTATCCTGCTACGTTTTTTGCCTTTAACTTAAAGTTTGCACCTTGCCAGAAATCGAATGGATCAATTGCTTCCTCATCCTCAAACTCTGGTTGCATCGCTGCAG